TCCCCTTCTGCGTCGACTCCTCCCTCCCATGAACCCAAAAACCAAGAAAACCGCGGGCCAAACGCCCCCCGGCCAGCAGCGTCAAGGTGCCGAAAAGGCACGTCTGGCCGCCCTCGAACGGTCCCGCGAACGCACTCGGAAGGGGTCCGACATCGGCGAAATCCCGCCGGTGCACGACCGTACACGCCGCGATTCGTGTGGGAAAAGCTTGCTACTTTTTCTTACCACCTACTTCCCCTACTCCACCGGGCTCTCGCCGTTCAGCGACGATCACAAACGCGTGATCGGTCGGATTGAGGACTGTTCAACGCGTGGCGGCCGGTTCGTCAACGCGGTCTACCGCGGCTTTGCCAAGAGCACGATCTCCGAGCTCGCGCTGCTGTGGGCCGTGCTCTACGGCCACCGGTCTTTCGGCGCGATCTTCGCGGCCGAGAGCGACCTCGCCGCAAAAGCGATCAACTCAATCCGCACAGAGTTGAGCGACAACGACCTGCTCTACGAAGACTTCCCCGAAGTCTGCCACGCGGTACGTGCCCTGGAGGGAAAAGCCCAGCGGTGCAACTCGCAGACGCACGCCGGCAAACGCACTCACATCCAGTGGAAGAAGGACACGCTGGTGCTCCCGACCATCGACGGCTCGCCGTCGAGCGGTGCGATCATTATGAGCCGCGGCCTCACCGGATCGATCCTCGGGCTCCGCTGGAAAACGCCCGACGGCCGGCAGCTGCGTCCCGACGTCTGCATCGTTGACGATCCGCAGACGCGCGACAGTGCCCGGAGCCCCGTGCAGTGCCAGGCCCGCATGGAGATCCTGCTCAAGAGCGTGATGAAGCTCTCCGGCCACACGACCAGCATGGCTTGCGTGGTCAACGCGACGGTGATCGAGCACGGCGACATGGTCGATCAGCTGCTCGACTCCGGCAAACATCCGGCATGGCAGGGCGAGCGGATCCCGATGGTGCGGCACTGGGCGACGCGGCACGAAGACATGTGGCTCGAGCAGTACGCGACGCTGCGGCGGACGTTCGCAAAAGACCTCGTCGGCGACCAGGCCCGCGCTCACAAGGAGGCCAACGACTTCTACCTCGCAAACCGTGCCGCGATGGACGAGGGCTGCCTCGTCTCGTGGGAATCCTGCTTCGATCCTGAGCGAGAGAACTCCGCGATCCAGCACGCGTATAACGCGTACCTCGACGACGGGGCCAGCGTGTTCGCGAGCGAGTTCCAGCAGGAGCCGATCCGAGACGAGGCGGCGTCGGCTGGCATCTCAGCTGAGGAGGTCCGCGGACGGGCGATCCACGTGCCGCGGTGGCTGGTGCCACGCGGGCTCGACACGCTCACCGCGTTCTGCGACGTGCAGAAGGAGCTCCTCTACTGGGCCGTCGTGGCGTGGGGTCATCAGTTCCGCGGCCACGTCGTGAGCTACGGCACATACCCCGACCAGGGCCGCGGCTACTTCTCGCTCCGCGACGCCAAGAAGACGCTGTCCCGTGCCCACGGCAACAACGTCGAGGCCGCGATCCACGCTGGCCTCGAGGCCGTGGCCGCCGAGATCCTCGACCGAGAGTTCGCACGCGAGAACGACGACGCCGTGCTCCGCGTCGGGCAGCTTTTCATCGATGCGAACTGGGCACAGACGCAGGGCGTCATCCGCGACTTCGCGAGACGCTCGAGCTACGGCCCGCGGGTGCTGCCGACGCACGGCCGGTTCGTAGGGGCCTCCGGCCAGACGATCAGCGACAAAGCTCCCGACCGCGGCGAGCGAATCGGCGCCAACTGGCGGACAAGCACGATCGGAAAGCAGCGGCACGTGGTCTATGATACGAACGCGTGGAAGACTTTCCTGGTGGCCAGGCTCAAGCTGCCAGTCGGAGATCCGCAGGCCCTGACAATCCACGAAGGCAACCACGACATGCTCGCGGACCACCTCGCCAGCGAAGTGCCGGTGCGCGTCGAGAGCAAGATGCGGCAGTGCGACGAGTGGAAGCTGATTCCGGGCCGCGACAACCATCTGCTCGACTGCGTCGTCGGGGCAGCTGTGGCCGCGTCGTTCTCCGGCATTTCAGCCGTTGGTGCTGAATCCAAGGCAACCGCACCGCGCAAGGTGATCACTCGCGAGGATCTCGCGGCACGCCGGGCCGCCCTGCTTGCGAAGATGGGTAGGTAGTCCGCTATTTGGCCAGCGCAGATGCCGTGGCAGTCTGATGGTGGTTCCGCTCACCCCACCAGAAAGGCACTCACCATGCGTTTTCTCGCTCTGCTCCTGCTGCTCGTCCTCTCATCGTCAGCCGCCTTGGCCGACACGAACGTCTACGCACGTAACGTCACGATCTCGTCCGCGCAGGAACACGCCCTGGTGCTCGCCAGACGCGGCACGCTTGTCCACAGTCACTGCGGCCAGACAGAGGGCATAGGTTGCGGATCGACCGCGGAAAGCGCCCGTCGCAACTGTTGCTACTTTGGCAAGCGACAGATCGTCGAGGAGGGCGTCGCATACTCGCCAACCGCTCGCAAATGGTTTGCCGTAATTCGCTACCGGTGACCCTTGCCGCCCGGCGGCAAGGCATCGCACTGATAAAGCGACCAGCCAGCCCCGCCGGGCGGCATTCTGTTTTCAGTTGATTGCTTGTGACGCAATAAACGAGAAATACCATGCCGCACGCACTCATCCGCTTCCGACTCCCAGAAGAGCAGTCGGAGTTTGACGCCGCAATCCAAGGCCGCTCGGCGAAGTCAACGCTCTGGGACATCGATCAGGCGTGCCGGTCACTGCTCAAGCACGGCGAGCCGACGCCAGACGAGCGGGCTCTCGCAGAGCGCATCAGAGCCATGATTCCGGGCGAGTTGCTCGAAGGTTAATGAGTGAACAATGGTACACTCACAATAGCGGGCGATCCGCCTGTTCACGAGGTGCCAATGGCAGCCGCCGATGACGTTCTCGACGCTCTCGCCGCGAATCTCGCGCAGCCGCAGCGTGCACGCACCGACGCCGGCGAAGTCGAGCAGCACGAGCTCGACAAGCAGCTTGATGCTGCAAAGTTCATCATCCAGCAGCGTAATGCCATCGCGGCCGGCAGCCCGTTCGCCATGATGCGACGGGCCGTCATCACCTCCCCGGGGGCCAGTAGCTGATGGCCAAACGCGCCGCAGCCAAGCCGACGCGGGCTCGCCCCACCCTCAAGCAGACGGTGGCCGAGCAGAAGGCCGTCATCAGCAAGCTGGTGCGGGCTCGGTATGACGCCGCGCAGACCACCGAGCACAACCGCAACCACTGGTCGATGGCGGATTACTATTCAGCCGATGCCGCCCTGGCTCCAGAGGTCCGCCGAAAGATGCGAGCCCGTGCTCGCTACGAACGCGACAACAACGCGTATCTCGCTGGCATGGCCAGCACGCTGGCGTCAGACCTCATCGGCACCGGCCCGCGGCTGCAGCTTGACTGCGGCCGCGACGCTGACGCTGAAAGCGTCCGCCGCGTTGAGGATGCTGTCTTTGAGTGGTTTCTGGCAATCGACATGGCCCGCAAGCTGCGTCTTGCCAAGCTCGCGAAAGTGACCGACGGCGAGGTTTTCGCAGTCGAGACAACAAACCGCCGGCTCCGCGGCGTGCAGCTGGACGTGAAGCTCATTGAGGCCGACCAGGTGACGAGCCCGGTGCCGGAACTCTACGCGGCGAGCGTTGACGGGCTGCGATTCGACGAAGACGGCAACGTCTCGGAATACTACGTGCTGAAGCACCACCCCGGCGCTACTCTGTCGGGCTGGGTTGGCGACGGGCGATGGTATCCGGCCGACAACGTGCTGCACTGGTTTCACGCGTTCCGCCCCGGCCAGCACCGCGGTGTCGGCGAGGTGGTTCCGGCCCTCGAGCTCTTCGCCATGCTGCGGCGTTATACGCTCGCGGTGGTGACGGCCGCCGAGACGGCTGCGGACTTTGCCGCGATCATCAAGACGAACCTGCCGGCCGACGGCATCGCGACTGCCCAGCCGGCGTGGGAGACGATGCCGCTCATGCGTGGCATGGCCACAAGCATCCCCGACGGCTGGGATGCGTTGCAGATGAAACCGGAACAGCCGACTGCCACGTATGACTCGTTTGTGCGTCGCCTGCTCGGGGAAATCTCGCGCTGCTTGAACATGCCCTATATCGTTGGGGCGATGGACAGTAGCGCCGCGAACTACTCAAGCATGCGTGGCGATTACCTCGTCTACCGCAAGCATCTGCAGTGCGAGCGAGTGGACCTCGAGCGGGTGATGCTCGACCCGCTCGTCGGCAAGTGGCTCGACGAGGCCGCGCTCATCCCTGGCCTCATCCCTGACGGCCTGCCTCCGATGGCCGAATGGACGTGGCAGTGGACGTGGGACGGCTTTGAGCATGTCGACCCGAAGAAGGAAGCCGACGCGATGGAGACGCGTCTGCGGACGCACACGACGACCCTGGCCTCCGAATACCAGCGGCAAGGTCGCGACTGGAGGCAGGAGCTTGCACAGCGTGCCGAAGAGGTCGCGCTGATGAAGGAGCTTGGCCTGTTCGTCGACTTCACCCCGGAAGTCAATTACGGCGGTCAGCTTGACCCCGACGAAGAGGAGCAGTCAGCGCAGGCAGCGGATGGCTACGTGCCTCCGCAGGGGGCTCGTGAGGAAGCCCGTCGCGGCTTGGAGTGGCGTCGGAAATTCGGCCGCGGTGGCACTGCGGTCGGTGTTGCCCGTGCCCGCGACATTGCCGGCGGACGATCGCTATCGCTTGAAACCATCAACAGGATGGTGAGCTACTTCGCTCGTCACGAGGTCGACAAGCAGGGCGAAGGATGGAGCCCCGGCGAGGATGGATACCCAAGTGCCGGCAGGATTGCGTGGGCGTTGTGGGGTGGTGACGCGGGCAGAAGTTGGGCCGAGAAGGTTGCGCGGTCTGGTGATCGGGCGGAGGGCGCTAGCTCGGAGGAGCACGTATGTGGGACTTCGACTGGGACGACGACGACGACATCGAGGAGTTGATTGAATTCCTATGAAACGAATCACAACTGACGCACAGTTTTCCGTATCGACGCCAGCCGTTGCCGCCGACGGCACGATGGCTGGCGGACTGCCGCGGTTTGAGCTCGTCGGCTACACGGGCCGGGCGATCCGGCAGTCGTGGAGCCGCAACCCGCTGGTAGTCGACCTGGCGGGCATGGACACCAGCGGCAACGTGGCCGTGATGTACGGCCACGACTACTCGCTTGAGGCTGCCATCGGCCAGGCGGACCGGAAGGACAACTCCGGGCAGGACCTGGTCGTTGCCGGCGACGTCATCGGCGACGGCCCGCTAGTCGACAAGGTGCTCGGGTACGCGAAGCGCGGCTGGAAGTTCCAGGCGTCGATCGGTGCGGACGTGAACCGCATTGAGAACGTCGCCCCGGGCGAGATGGTCACCGTAAACGGCCGGGAGTTCACCGGCCCGATCTCAGTGGTGCGTGCAAGCACCCTGAGAGAAGTAAGCGTAGTTCTGTTTGGAGCCGATGCCAGTACATCGGCCGCAATCGCTGCGGAAGCGACAGGGGATGAGCTCATGGCGGACCACGCCAACGAAACGCCCGACGTCGACCAGCCGGTCGTCGCGGAAGGCACGGCGAGCGTCGCCGTGGGCAACGAGAACGTGACCGTAACGGCCGAAAAGCCGGAGGTGTCCGTGGACGAAATCAAGAAGACTCTGATGGCCGAGCTCAAGGCCGAGCTCCTCGCCGACATTCGGGCCTCCCGCCCGGCTGCCCCGGCGATTCACGTCGTGGCGAAGCCCGCCAACGACGCGAAGGTGGTGGAGGCCGCCCTCTGCATGGCGGGCGGTCTGACCGACGTCGAGAAGAAGTATGACGAGCGCACCCTCGAGGCCGCCCACGCCCGTCGGGGCGAGGCGACGCTGTCGCAGGTGGTGCTCGCCGCTGCCCGTGCCAACGGGTATGCGGAAGCCGGCCACCGGATCTCCGAGAGCAACTGCCGTCAGGTGCTGCGTGCCGCGTTCGCGACGCACAACATCTCGACGATCCTCTCGGCGACCTACGGCAAGTTTTTGTTGGACGGTTTTACGGCCGTCGAGCAGAACTGGGATGCGATTGCCAGCACTCGCAACGTGTCGGACTACAAGAGTGTCACGGGCGTGCGGCTCACGGGCGGCTTTGAGTTCGAGGAGGTGGCCAACGACGGTGAGCTCCGCAGTGCTGATGCCGGCGAGGAAAGCCGCACCATCAAGGCGAAGCTGTACGGCCGTCTGTCGAGCATCTCGATGGTCGACCTCGTGAACGACGATCTGGGTGCTCTCACCCAGGTGAGCTCGCGGCTCGGCTACGGTGCAGCGATCGGCCTCAACAAGGCTTTCTGGACGGAGTTCGAGGCGTCGAATGCCTCCTACTTCGCGAAGGAAGCCGCGGCCGCCGGCAATGCCTTCTCGCTGACGTCCCTGCGGACGGCAGCGACCGGCTTCCGAAAGCTGAAGAATGCGGACGGCAACCCGCTGGGCGTTCCGCCCAGCGTGCTGCTGGTGCCCGCCGAGCTCGAGATCGCAGCGTCCGAGGTCATGTCCTCGAGCCTGCTGATCACCGGCTCCGACACGGTCCGCGGCAACGCGAACGTGCTCGCCGGCCGGTATCGCGTCGTGAGCTCGAGCTATCTGTCGAGTGCCACCAGCTGGTGGCTCGCGGCAGATCCCCGGGCGATCCCTGCGATGGAGGTCGCGTTTTTGAACGGCAACCGGCAGCCGACGGTGGAGTCGGCCGACGCAGACTTCAACACGCTCGGCATCATGGTCCGCGGCCACTGGTCGTGGGGCGTGGCCAAGGCCGAGAAGAACGGCTGCTACCGGATGGCGACGGCCTGATCGGCGTGATGCAAAACGTGGCCGGTCGGCGGCGTGCCCAAGCGCCGCCGGCCGGCGTGACGAACGAAACAGTCTCCAATCTCTCAGAAAGAAGGTGATCCAGTGGCTTACGAGTACGAAGGTGAGAAGATCCGCTACACGCCCACCACGGGCGTGGCCGCGGGCGAAGCGGTTGCAGTTGGTTCGATCGTCGGCGTGGCCTCGCGGCCGATCGTTGCGAACGAGCTTGGGAATCTGAACGTCAGGGGAATTTTCTCTGTCCCGAAGCCGACCGGCGCCGGGACCGATTACGCCCAGGGCAGCAAGGTTTCGCTCTTCGGTGGCCAGGCCGTCACCGGTGCTACCGGCACCGCGATGGGCTACGTGGCTGCGAAGCCGGCGACCACCGACAACACGGTGCACGTGCTGCTCGTTCCAGGTGCCTGACGCAGTTCGCTCTAGGGGCCGTGCGGCTTGGCAATCGTGCCGGCCGCACGGCCTCGGTGGCTCTATTTGGAGTTCGGCTTTCCCACGGTAACACGCAGTCATGCAGGATCTTATCTCGCAGGGCGCAGCGTATTTCCGGCAGCAGGCCGACAAGCACCTTTCGGTGCAGGTCGAGTATCGCAGCACCGGATCGCTTGTTCCGGTGTCCGTGCCCGCGATGGTCGGCATGACGCGCCACGAAGCGATGGACCAGGCGGGCTCCATGACTCGCATTGAGAGTCGCGACTTCTTCATCTCGACCGACTACCTGTCGGCCGTGCCAAAGAAGGGCGACCGCGTTATCGATCCCGACGGCACTGTGTACGAGGTGTTCGCCCCGTTCAGCGGCAACGCGTGGGTGTGGGCCGACCGCCAACAGAAGATTCGCAAGATTCACACCCAGTTGGTGCCGTGATGCCGTACTTCTCCATCCAATCACCTACAAGTGGCAACGCGACGCAGCTGCAGGGCCGCGCCGTGGCGTCCACCGGCCCGACCGGCGGCCAGGTGCTGACGTGGGACGGCTCGTCGTGGGCTCCTCTGCCAGGCGTGACTGGACCAACGGGCACTGCAGGCGCTGACGGGCCGCTGATCTATAGCGGGTCTACCGGGCCTTTCTCCGGCCTCGGCCGCAGTGGCGACTGGTACATTGACTCATCTGCCGGCAGGCTCTATGGGCCGAAGGCGAGCGGCTCGTGGGGAATCGGTCTCCAGCTGCAGAGCGGACCAGCTGGTCCGACCGGACCAATCGGATCTGCCGGGCCTACCGGCGCGTCCGGAGCCGGCTCGACAGGTGCTACCGGCCCAACCGGGGTGGCTGGCAGCACCGGGGCTACTGGTGCGGCAAGCAGCGTCAGCGGCCCGACTGGGCCTGCTGGCGTTACGGGCGCGACGGGGCCGTCGGTCACAGGCCCTACAGGATCGGCTTCAAACATCCCGGGGCCAACAGGCTCTACCGGTCCAAGCGTGACTGGCCCCACTGGCGCCGCCAGCAATGTCACCGGACCGACTGGGTCTGCCGGCGCGGCCGGCTCAACAGGCGCTACAGGTCCCACTGGAGCCGCCAGCAATATCACCGGCCCGACGGGGTCTGTTGGCGCAACAGGCTCAACAGGCGCTACAGGGCCGACGGGCGCCGCCTACTCGTCCATCGACACGGATGTGGCTCTATCGGCCAACGTCGACAACCTGTCTCCTGGCAATGGCGACATCGTCCGCTTCGCAGGCACGGCCGCCCGCACCGTCAGCGGCATGGTTGCAGGAGGCTCAAACGAGATCCGCGTGCTTGTGAACGTCGGCGCGTACAACGTGACGCTTGCCCACGAGTCGACATCGTCGTCCTCTGCTAATCGGTTCTCCGCGTCCGATGGCGAGTCGATCATCCTGCAGCCAGGCCAGATGGCTATGGCTTACTACGATCCCACGTCGTTGCGATGGCGGATCGGTGGCAGTAATGCCCCAACGGGACCTACTGGCGTTACGGGACCGTCTGGAGGCCCGACAGGTTCGACGGGCGCTACCGGTTTGACAGGCCCAACTGGATCAATCGGACCGACCGGCGCCGGCTCGACGGGGCCGCAGGGATCAACAGGCCCCGCGGGAGGGATCGGCCCGTCTGGCCCGACGGGCATCGGTGCCACAGGACCAACAGGCCCAAGCGGCGGCCCGACCGGGCCAACAGGCCCGGGCTTCACAGGGCTACCTGGCGTGGTTGCATTCGTACTGAGCTAGCAAAATGGTTACCGCAAATCCACTCCGCATGGCGTCGCTTCTGCAGGGTTATCCTGTGCGGAAGCCGTTCGCACCGCCCGATGCAGGCAACTTGCAGTTGTGGCTAGACGGGGCCGACGCCAGCACGCTGCAAACGTCTGCTGGTGTGACCAGCAACTATCCGGACAAGTGGGTCGACAAGGCCACCGGTTCGTCGATGGTGTTTCAGAGGTATAACCTCAACACTGGATCGACCGTTCCATCTGGCACCTACCAGGACATGGTTGAGCGTGCCGACGCAGCCGCCAACGGCCTGTCAGTCGTGCGGACAAGAACGATTGGCTCATCAAGTTCGTCGGCCTCGGACTTGCGGGTTCGGGCAAATAGCAGCGCCGCCAAGGCCACGTGGAACTTTCTGCACTCGGAAGAATCGCACCTGTTTGTAGTGTTCAAGGTGTATTCGCTCACGGGGAGCGGTGAACAATCGTCCTACGCAAGAGACATGACGTTTGCGAGGACTTCGGGGTCCATTTCATACGCAGGAGGCTCGCTCTCGGATGCCACATGGTCGCCGTCCTCGACCAACGTACCGGGCGTTGTATTTCGCGTGACTGGATCACGAATCGGGTCTTCTGGAAATCGCTGGGGGTTCGGGCACGTCGTGTTTCGCAGCGTGTTTAACTCCTACGTGTCGCTGCTAACGTCTTCGCTCACGTCGATCACGCCCGGAGCTCTCACGCTAGCGCACGTTCGCTGCATACCGTCTGCGTCGGTGGCCTCGGACCGAGCCACGGCCGTCGTCGGTGGTCAGTCATACGCGAATAACACGTACACAAGCTCGGCATCGTCATCCGACTGCGGTTTCACTCTTAACTGGGAGTTCAACGGTGGCTTGCAGTACGGGCCGGCCGTGGATGTGGCGGAGTATCTGATTTATCGGGGGTCGATGCCGAGCAACGGCGCGGCGCTTGTGTCGGCATATCTAAAATCGAAGTGGGGCATCAATGGCTAACCCAAACATCGTCTCGGCAACTCAGATTTACGCTCGCACGACGGGAGTTAAGGCCATGCCGACTGGCACAAACACGCTATTGAGCAATGCGAGCTCGAGCGGCAAGGCATTTCTGGTGGAATCTTTAATCGTTGCGAATACAGACACAAACGCAGTCAGCGTGAGCGTGTCACATTGGAATAACGCGACGCCTGGTGCGACTGGTGCGACCGGCGTCGCGATCTGCTCGTCCGTGAACGTGCCCTCTGGGCAGTCGCTTGTGGTTCTTGAGAAGGTGACATCTCGCAACCTGCTTGAGGGGCAGTCGCTGGCTGTTGTCGCTAGCGCCGGCGGGAAGCTCGACGTGAGTTGCGATTACAAGGAAATCAGCTGATGCGACTCATAGGAAGTGTTGGTGGCGGCTTTTCAAACATCGTCGAGTACCAGACGACGGCTAACTTTCCAGCGTCGGGTGTTAGTTGCACGATCTACATCGCTACTGACGCAAATCGCGCGTACAGGTGGGATTCGTCGGGCGTTTATGTCGAGATCGGGCCGCAGTAACTTGAGGTAATCATGCCATTCTCGTTTCCAGCATCTCCAGCAGTTTCGCAGCAATCGACGCAAAACGGTCGCGTATATTCGTGGACCGGGTATGCATGGGAACTAGTTGCGCAAAGCGACTCCCGCTGGGATTTGTTCCTGCCGCCAGCACCGACAAGCGTGACGGCGGCTGCTGGGAATGCGCAGGCGACTGTTGGATGGACGGCACCAACTGTTCTGTCGCAGACACCGATCACCGACTACAGCGTTCAGTATTCAAGCAATTCTGGGTCGTCTTGGACGACGGTTAGCAGGTCAGCATCAACGGCAA